ATTTTTTAGTGTTCAGTTTTAAACCTGTTCCCGTTGGTTGTTAAGTGTTTTTAGTTCAATTCAATTATTTTGTCAATTTTGCCCCCGATAACAGAACGCAAAAGTGTTTTATTTGGTGCAAAAGCTTCATTCCAATTTCCGTATTGTTTATATAAATACTTTTTTAACATTGGTTGAAAATTATATCTATATCCCATCAATTTATATACGCCGTATTTTATTAAATTATCGTTATTAGTATAAAATCTAACATAAGCACGTTTTAAAAAATCGTTTGCATTTTCAATTACAGGTCTTTTATTTTGATCTACATGATCAACAAAAGGGTAGCCAATAACATTTACAGTGTTTAAATTTTTCATTTTTTTAAGTATTAAAGATTAATATTTCATTTTAATGCGACAAATATATAACATAGTAATATTATAAAACAAACTTTTTTTACCTTTTTTTACAAAAAAAAACGTCAACACCTTATTTTATTGGTGTTGACGTAAATATATAAATCTGTATTTTGTAATACTTATTTTATATGTAGCTATTTTATTTTAACAGTTGGTGATTCTGATGGTGTTATATTTACCGAAACTGGAGCAACTGTATATGATCCACCGAGTAAACCAATAGCAACTGAAATTTTTGTCAATTCTGCATTGATCAAGGTATTTTGCGCCTGAAGTGCTGTATTTAATGGTGCATATCTTACAGCAGAAAACGCAAAGCCGTTTAATCCTAAAACTCCATCATTCCGATTGTACACATACCCCAGAAGCTCCCCATTGCTCCCTACAGCGTACATACGGCTTTCACCTGCCCCAACAAGCTGGTTTTTGTTGATGTAGCCCACAACTACTGCTTCATCTTTGTTGGTCGTTTCTGCGTATATAGCCGTCCATCCTTCTCTTGGTTGACTGTCGAATCCAAATGGTGCGCATTCCTTAGCGGTTTTTGCTCCAAATTGTTTTACTTTTAAAATACGCTTTCCTAGTGTTATAAGTGCGCTTGAATATTTTGAAAATGTTATCATGGCTGTATGTCTTTATAGAGAATTTTATTTGAATCTGACTTGGTCAAAAAAAAAAAAAAAAAAAAAAAAAAATTATTTTTTTATTCTATAGTCCTATCATCAACGTATTGATGCTCCAACTCATTTAAAGTATCGTCAATATGAAAATTCTCGTCCAAATGATTGTACAGAATATCTCTTATTAATTCTCCTCCAGTAAACGTTTCTGGCACAACCAAATTTAAAGTTGTAGTATCAGATTTAGAATCAAATTTCAATGTTATTGAATCCACCATGAAACGATTGTAAGCGTAGCAATAAATATGGTGATTGTGTACGTTTACTATTTCTCCAGGATATATTTCATCAAATAATCCTTGAAGTTCTAAAGTAAGAGTAATTGCTTTTAATTCTGCTGCCAATTCATTTTTAGCCGCATCTTTAGTTTGTGCATCTTCTCCAGAACTCATTATCTTAGTTGTAGGACGATATTTTGCTACTAAGGTGTTCTTTGCTCGGTCAAAGGTAGAAACTCCCTCATTTTCATCGCTTGGCTGTCTGACAATGTAAATGTCACTATGCAATGCTTGGCCGTTGTAATCGGCAGTCATGGAAATAGTATTTCCTTTGGTAAAAAAATATCTAGGAAGTTGATTGTAATCTGGTTGAAATAATAATACTTCTCCTTTTTCATTGTGTGATAAAATAATATTTTTTTGACTTGCTAACTTTGCTAAATAATCTCTTATGCTTTCAGTTGGACTTGCAGAAGTTCTCCCAAATACTACATTTGCTTTGGCTTTAATAGAATCGAAATCAGATCTTGCCCTAGTAGTTTGTGCAGTTGGATTAACACCGCTTTCACTTATGCTTTTCGCTTGGTCGGAAACAACTACGTTTATTCCAAATATTCCACACAATTGAGTAGCAATATCTTTTAAGGATTTGTTATTGTTTTCAAGTGAATAATTTTCCGAAGGAGGTATGGTAACGTCCTCCAATATTCCGCTTTTACTGTAGCCAGAAATAATTACCACCTCTCTACCTTTATTGCTTGTAAAACGATGGTTTAAAATAGTTCCTGTAAAAATTAATTTTTTATTTTCATTATAAATTTCTACTGGCAAATATTGTAATGGCTTAAAAATTTCTTGAAAATCTTTTTCTTGTGGTTTAAAATAGGCAGAAAACTCAAAAGTGGAAGCAATAGAATCTAATTTTAGATTAATTGTTCCAGAATTAAAATACGCAATAGATTTGCCATTTACAACTACTTCCATGTTTCTGTAGAAAAAAAATTATTATTTTACATAGCGAATTTCTCTGCCCTTTTTTATTGCAAATAACTCATTAAATTTAATGTTATTTGTTGCAATAAAAGTATCGATGTTTTCATCCGAAGCATCCAATCCTAAATATTTGTGAGTAAGCAAAATTACATTGGTATCTTTGGTTACAACAACTATTCTCAATCGTCTTGTGCCAAATGTAAACTCATATAAATTGGCTATTGTATAATACATCAAAGTAGCTAATTCTTGTTGAGCATTAGCATCAGGAGTATAAGTGTTGTTTACATCATAAACAGAAACAGTTAAGTTATCAAGTGTTTGTAAATAGTCGTTGTAAAGCGTTCCTAGTCGATTATAGTAATATTCTACATCAGATGTCAAAACGTAATCTCCTGTAATTGGTGAAAGCAAAACAACACTAATCAAAGATAAAACAGTTCCAGCCATTGCCTCATAATACTTTTTATCAGCAACAGTTTCAACAGATTCTTTTAACCTAAGCAAAATGCCTTCATATCTAGCAACCCTGCCTTCTATGGCTCTTATGTAAGTCGCTGGTAAATCTAAAAAGTTTTGAACTGTTTGTATAGCATTTAATGGTTCTGCCAATAAATTATCGATTGCTTGTAAACCAGAATTTAAAGCATTTTGAAAATCAGCATAAGTAGTGCTATCAGCCAAAGTACTCAATTCGGAAGCCATAATTTGTAAACTTGCGTTTTGACTTTGAATATCATTAGGCGCATAAACAACGTCTGCTGCTGACAAAGACAATGCGTAAACAGTTGCTCGGTGCATATCTCTTGTGTTATCCTTTTTACTGAAATTAGAAAAAGGATAATCTGGACTAATACTTTCAAAAAATGGGACTGTAATTTCAGTAATATTTAAAAAACTATCATCACGTCTAATGCTTAATGGTTGGCCTACAATAGTTCCATAAAAAGGATGCGTTACAGTCCATTGTCTTGGATCTTCACAAGAACTTTCAAATTGGTCTGCTTGGTCGATATTATCTGCACCCTCAAAGTAAAACACTAAATTGTATCTCGCTCCTTGTGGTTTTTTTCTATCAACCAAAGTTCCGTAAACTTTTATGAAATCAAATGTCGAGGTATTGTACTCTCGTTCTTTTTCACCACCTTTTTGAAGTGGATACCAAAGTTTACCATCGCCTGTTTGTATAGAAAAATTTGTCTGTATTCTTTGTTCCCAATTCATTGTAATTATTTTATCTAATTCCTTTTAGAACTTTGTTAAATTGATAAGTGGCGTTTTTAGCGTAAAAACCATCTATTTCAGTTTGTGTTTTCAATGCCGCCTCTTTATTAAAATAAGTAGCTTTTGCTTTGGCCACATTCTGTTTTCTGCTTCTCATTAAGAAGTCCATTTTGATTTTTAACTTCTTATGGTCTGAACTAAATTTAGTTACTTGAACCAAAAATCTACCTTTTGAAGTTTCAATAAAAGTTGGTTTTTTCTCTTTTGCAGAAACATAGGCATTAGCTATAAATTGTGCTTTTTTACTTCTTGCCTTACTTCCTCCTCCTTTTACAATATTAGCTTTATTAAATCTCGATTTTCTCTTAACCAATCTTGATGCGCTATTAGAAGTCCTTGATTTTGGTAAATACATTGCTCCAGTATTGTCGCTTCCTCCAACCTCGTTATGTTCCATTCCTTCAATAGGTTTTCTTCCTTTGAGCTTATTTGGATCAGTATTTACAAAACCTACTTGCGATTGCATTGTTTTTACATCAAATCCTTTGGCACGATTTACCCCAGTAAACTTTCTAAAAAAACTAGGATTTCTAACTGTCATGTTCCTTTTGGCAGAATCAAGAATGTTTCCTTGTTTCATTGCAAATGCAGCATCGTTTAAAGTACTTCTTACTGCTGAAGGAAACGCACTTTTATTCAAACGCTCCAACTTATTAGTTAAAATAATATTGGCGTTGGTGTTAACGTTTAACATTTGACGTGCCATAAGAAACTATTTTAAAAAGTCCATTTTTTAGCAACTTCTCCGCTAGAAAAATAAATCGAAGCGTCGAAACCAAATATTTGTCCTGCAACACTTGGCAAAGTAGCAATAACCGTTTTTACTCCAGTTGTCAAGTTAAATCTATTTAAAACTCCAGAAACCATTGTGTAAATGTTTGCTCCAAAAATTACTGTGTTTGTTGTTTTTTCAAAGGTATTGTTCAAATTTACGGAAGAAACAAGTGTTAAAGTTGATGCAACAACAGAGTAATTTAACCTAGTAACATTAAAATTATCACTATTAGTGTTCATATTGTTTGTAACAAGTAAATAACGTCTATCTGCAAACACATAAGGATTAAAGTTAGAAGCAGTAGCAAAGGAAGTTCCTACTAATGTCACAGCATTAGAAACTGTTAAATCACTAAGCAAAAATCGTCTAAAAAAATAATTATTACCAGTAGGAATAAAACAAAAACAAACAACAGATTCATCCATTATAAACATATCGTTTACAATAACAGTTGTATCTGAAACATTTGTTCTAATAATTGACTGTAAATCATAAATATTAGGAATATCACTAAACAATTTTCCATTGTCTTGATACCACATTTTATTTGAAGAATTAAAAGCTAAAGGAAGGCCAAGTGTAGTAGAAACTTCTTGCGAAGAAGAACTTAAATTAGTTAAGTTGTAAGCCACTACTCCAGATGTGTTAAAAATTATCAATAATTCATCACCACTAACAAATCCACTACTAACAAAAGGATACTCCGTTACTCCAGTTCCCTTAAATGTATAGGTTATATCAGAAATATAATTTTCACCTACTTTAGCAAGTATAAAGTACTTATTAGGCAAAATACTTAAATTCAAAGGAACGCTCCAAACCGTTCCAGTAAGTGTTAAAACTTGCTCTACATCATTCAATAAATTTGGCAGTTTTTTTAATGCCTCGACAATTTGATATTGAGTAACATTTGAATCTTCTGTTCCTGTTGGTGTAATTGCAGCTAATGATAGTAATTTATAAATATTTTGAATAATATCACCCATATATTCAGCTACAATAGGAGTGCCTTCGTTTGTTTCTGTTTCATTTTTTACAGTTGAACCAAAAGGATATTTTACGTTTGTATCTTGAACTATTGCTACTTGATTTAATGTTCTCATAATTTAAGTTTTGTTAATTTTGTACTACTTCTAAATGAACTTTTAAGTTTTGTACTCCTGAAAATAATTCCGCTACTGCAATTCTAAATACTGTTGTTGATACAACCTTAAAAACAAATTGACCACAATCATTATCAAGGTCAGCATTTCCCATAGATTCTATAGAAATGTTTACTTTATAATTTGTATTAGTCATTGCATTTGCAAGGGTACACTCGATTAAAGAGTTTCCTGCAACAACACCAGTTACAGAAATTGCACTTGCAATATCTCCGCTTACAGCATAACTTGTGCCAACAGTACCACCAATATCTAATCCAGAAAACCAACCTCTATTTTTAATTTTCTTCAACTGCTCAACTAAACCAAAATGTTCAATGCTTTCTAATCCGTTTCTAATTCCACTTGCTAAATAACTTCCAGAATCAGCACCAATAACCCTTCTAGTAAAAGCAACTAAATTTACTAATGGAGTAGTTGCTTTGGTATCAATCGCACCAGCATTTTCTTCCGCTTGTGATGCTTTTTTTAAAAACAATAAATCGCTTACCAT